ATTCCAACTGCAACCGTATCAAACGATTATTATGCAGATCGATATGAACCAGATTCAACCAATGGTGGATTCTTTGGAAGAAATGCAGTAATTTCTATTGGTGCATTGGGTGGAACAATGACAGGAGTTTCAATATCAGAAGAAGGATTTGGATATATCGCAAATCCAACAGTAACCGCACCTGTTAACTCTACTGCAGCTACTCTTGCTCCTGTAATGACTGCAATTAAAACCAAGCCAGGTGTACATATTGGTGAATCTGGAATGTTGAGTTCTGGAAAGAAAGTACAAAATAATGATTATTATCAAGATTTTTCATATGTCTTGAAGACAACAGATTCTATCGATGTTTGGAAACAAGATGTATTAAAACTCTTACATCCTGCTGGAATGAAATTATTCGGTGAGGTTGCAATTACAACTGATTTGAATGGACAAATGTTCAATAAAGGAATTAATAATATTAATTCTTTGATTGGAAATGTTGCTCAGTATCGTGATTTGGAAATGGAATATATTACAGAAGTTCTTGCAGATTATAGTGTTATGTTGCTTGATAGTACAGATGGTTCTGCTGATGCAGGAGATGAATTGTTATTGGAAGATTCATTTGAGAACTGGCCAGGGAAAATTTTAAATGAAACGACATTTCAAAGAGTCACTGCTGAATCAGTAATAAATTGGGAAGTAGAAATATCTGAAATTCTTAAAGGTGCATTTGCTTCCACAGCAGTAATGATGGAGGATGGTTCTTTATTAACATATGAAACTGGATCTCCTATTAATTATGAAAATTATATGCCGGATGCAATTGTCGATTCTGTTATTGAATATCTACGAATTCTTCTTGCAACTGCTGGTTATCCTGCTGAATTTTTCTCTCTTATGTCTGTCAAGGATGTAAGTAATGTTTTTGCAGATTCGAATTTATATCTTGAATATGCTACGGATGAGGGAGGAACATTTTTACTTGAAGATGGTAATAGTTTACTTGCAGAAGAAGTTAGAACTACTATAACTACTTCAGATCCACATTATTTCCATAGTGGTGATGAAGTGTATTTAGATGATTTTGAAGGAACTGACCTTGAAGGAATTAATGGAAGTGTGTACAAAGTATCGGATGTAGATATTGAAAATAGTAAATTATTGATTAATAACACAGATGACCCGGCCGATGCAGGAGATGGAATTTTATTAGAAGGATCTGAATTTGGATATTTGTCAAATGAAGAAATTGCAATATTTACACTGAGCGATCCAAGTTCATCTTCAATGCCAGATGATACGAATTTTTCATATGATGATTTCGATATATCAACTGCAACAATTACTTCTAATGGAAAAATATATCGACCAGCAAGAGAAATGACTGCCGGAATTCCGATTAGTTTACTTAGAAAAGAATATATTGGGGAATATTCAAGTTATGTTATCGATAATTACGAACACAATTGTCCTGCTGATTTCAGTTCACTTGCTGCTGATACCGTTTTCAATACTCGGCCAAGACACCTTTCAATAGAAAGTAATATTTTACTAGAGGATGAAGAAGAATTATTATTAGAAGATGGAACTACGAATTCACCAAATTCTTCTGCAATAGGGAAAATTCTTGCAGATGATGGGACACTTGATATAGATCCAAATTATGAAGATTATGAATTAGTCATTACGGAGGGACAAGAAAAAGTTGTTCATGCTGCATATATTGCAAGCGAATCAGAATCAGAAACAAATATCGTTTTAGATAGTACGGATGGGTCTGCTAATGCTGGGGGAAGAATGCTCACAGAGGATTCAATTATTCAACATGGAGTAATTCCATTTGATCAACCTTTTCATTATAAAGGGCATCCTTACGAAAACAATAATGGATTTTTATACTATAACCATAAGATTGACCAAAGAGTTTCCGTATAAATATAATAGAATTACAAGGAGAATAAACCGTGCCTGCTTTAGTAACAAACAATTTTAGAATTCACAACGCAAAACAGTTTCGTGAAATGCTCTCCGAAGCATCTTTATACGGAGGAGCAACTGCCTCGACTGCACTTTCTACAAATGCGTATCTTTTTATAGGAAAGTCAAGTGCGTGGTCAGGATCATTTAGTGATACAAGTGTTCCAGATCCAACCACTGCTACAAATCCATCTGCTGATACAACAGCAAATACTTCCTATTCTCATTGGAAGGATATGATTGCTGCAAAAAAAGTAACAGCATCAGATGTAAGTCATGTTGTTACTAGACACAATTGGACTTCTGGTAGACATTATCAGATGTACAAAGATACCGAAACGCATTCAAATCTGATTTCTACACGTACAGGACAAACAGTATCTTCAGATGCAAGTGGAACTGCAACTACTTCTACAAATTTGTATCCAATGTATGTTATGAATACAAATTATGGTGTTTACAAATGTCTGTATAATTCAGAAATAGAAATTTCTGGATCAAATTATCCAAGACCATCAACAGTAGAACCAACTGCAACGACTACGACAGCGGGAGCTCCTGCTGCATTGGCAGATGGTTATGTGTGGAAATATATGTATACAATTACTGCTGCCGAAGCACTCAAGTTTGTAACATCAAGTTACATTCCTGTAAAACAAATTCGTGATGCAAATGCATATGGAAATACAGGAACGGCCGGAGGATTGGGAACTGGTGGAGTTAAAAATGATGGTTCTGATCAAGCAACAATTGAATATAATGCAGTTGATGGTGCATTAGATATTTTTGTGATTAATACGGATGGATCGGGATATCATTTTGAAACAGGAAAAACAGTAACAACTTCTGGAACAGGTGCAACATCTACATTGACAATGGCATCTCCTGGCCTAACAACAAATGATTATTATAATAATTCATCTGTTTATTTTACATTTAGTGGAACCTCTTATGTTAGAAAAGTTACGGATAGTGCATATTCTGCACCAAATATGACTCTTACTTTGGATTCTACTGTACCGCAGTTGACAGGAACAATTACTGCAAATGTAGCGCCATTCGCAAGAATAAATGGGGATGGTCATGGACATGCTATTGTATTAACTGCAAATAGTTCAGATACAGATGCGGTTGGGGGTGTAACAGTAGTAAGTACTGGAAATAGTTTTACAACTGCTACTCTTGTTGTAGAACAACAAGGATTGGGTGCTGGAACTGGTGCATCAATTACTCCAATTGTTCCACCAAAAGGCGGACATGGATACGATGCTGTTTCTGAATTGGGTGGATATTTCATCATGGTTAATTCAAAGTTAACTCAGGATGAGTCGGGATCTTTTACAACAACAAACGACTTCCGAAAAATTGGATTGTTGACAGATCCTAATTCAGATGGTGCATATACACGTTACACGGCGGATACTGCAACACAATCAAAGACATTTACGTATACATCTAACACTGCTGCATTAGCAGGAGATATTACAATAACTCAAGGAACAGTGG